CCCTCGCAGAACGCCTTAAATACTGCTAGTACTAACTATCTTCTATCTGCCTCTACTAGATATGCTCTGCGATCTTCTACTCTCATCAATGCGATACAAAATAAATCATACGAAGAGAAAAATATAAACTATTCCCAGCTACTAGGGAGAGCTATAGAGATTAAAGCTATAAAAGATAGTATTGGCAGAGTATGGAGCAGTATCTGGACTCTTACTGGCAACGATAACCTGACAGAACTTTATACACTTACAGGAAAAACTAGACCTCTCGATCTAGATTTCGGACTACGATCCCTCTCCGATCCTATGATCTCGAAGATGGCTACAGAGATAGTAGATACTACAGAGAGAGAGGTAAAAGAAATAGTTAGGACTGGTATAGAGCAGGGTCTATCTAATGAGCAGATAGCCAAAAATATAAAAAGTGCTACATCTTTCTCGGATGCTCGATCTATGATGATAGCGCAAACAGAGGCAACTAGATCTATAAATGAATCTACTGTACAATCTTATCAGCTCTTCGAAAAAACGGAAAATGTGCAAGTTATGAAAGAATGGATCTCTAGTAGAGATGGAAAAGTAAGAGACGAGCATAGAGAGCTAGATCTAGATGCTCCGATACCAGTAACTCAAGATTTTGAGGTTAATGGGTATCGAGGATCTGCTCCCTCAAATTTTGGAGTACCTGCAATGGATATCAATTGCAGATGTACCATAGCTCCAGTAATAAAGGATTAAGAAATTATGCAAATATATATTATTGTATCTATAGCCTCTCTCATAGTAGGAGCAGGATCTACATATCTCATAACACACAAAGATCCTCCAGCTCCTCCGATTATTATTGCCCCTACAGAAGATGTAGCAAAAGAGCAACAAGAAATAATTAAACAACTCACAGATACAGATTTATTAGTTATTCCTTGCTCAAAAGAATACATAGAAAGTAACGATAATTTACTCTGTAGGGAAATGTTTTGTAGGATGATGAGTAGAGGGATCGATAGTAAAACCTCTGGGCAAGAATGCGAGGAGATCAGTAATATAGCGAACTCCCAGTATATGATAGAACATTGTGAGAAGATTACTGATAGTAAAGATGATTGTTATAAGATATATACTAGCCGTAAATAGTATAGACAATGGATCAAAATAGTGTAATAATCTATATGCATAGGAGATAATATATGGAATACAAAAATCTTACAGTTAGAGAGATAGCAGATAATAAAGTTACGTTTATCGCATCTACTGCTACTATAGATAGATATGGCGATGTGATTAATCAAGATGGATGGGATCTATCTGCATATTCCAGAAATCCAGTAGTGCTATATAATCATAATGCAAACTCTCTGCCTATCGGTAAAGGTACTGTATATCTTAAAGATGGGCAACTTATGATCGATGTAAATTTTGATCAGAACGATCCTGATGCACAGAAGATAGAGAGTAAAGTAAAAAACGGGTATATCTCTGCAGTATCTGTAGGGTTTCAGCCTCTAGAGGCAAAATCTAGAGCAGATCTCCCAAAAGATCATTATGCTTATGGTACTAGAGGACAATTTTTTAATAAACAAGAGTTACTAGAGGTATCTGTAGTAACCATTCCTGCAAATAACATGGCAACTTTGAGCAAAAATATGGAAACTAGAATTGGATTAAAAAACATTATTAGATCTATGATCGTAGAAGAGATTAAGCATATTTTATCTGTAGAAGAGCTAGATAACGGAGATTATGTAGTTACTTTTGCAGGAAAACATGAGGATATGCCTGCAGAGGAGACTCCTATAGAGCCTCCCCCAGCAGAAGAGCCTCCAGCAGATCAGCAAGAATCTATAGACGAGAATAAAAACTTTCTATCAGATATACTATCTAACCTTAAACAATACACCAAATAAATACATGGAGATTACTATGGAAATTAAAAAAATGGGCGAGCAAATTATCGCACAATTGAATGACATTCAAAAAGACAATACAAAAAAGATGAACGGATTAGATGAGAAAGTGAAATCTCTCGATACTGCGGTTCGTTTAATGCAAGAGGCATCTACAAAAATCGGCTATGAGGTTACATCTACTGACGATAATTTGAAAAAATTTGTTAATCCTGACGGCTCTATCAGATTGAGCAGAGGCAAAGTAGAAGGCGGATTAGTAGAAGACGGTTTGTTAGATACTACAGAGAACATGTCTCAATGGCATATCGATCTCAAGAAATTGGCAGAGCAAAAATCATTGTTAGGTAAGATGCTGATTAAAGGTGTAACTCCTAAAACTGATGCCATGATCAAAAGACATTTATCCCTTGCTCCTAGATCTATCCGATCTGCAGTAGAGAAATCTATGTATGATGGAGCTGGTGTCGGTGCAGAGTTAGTACCTGATCAATTTTTGGCTATGTTGCACGAACAATATCAATTGCCCAAAGTAGTTAGATCTCTTTTTGGACAAATCGAAATGACAAGCGCATCTATGCTAGTTCCTCGCTTGGATCGTGGTGGTCGTCCTTATATTAAAGGTCAAGTAACTGTAGATAATCCTGCATACTATACTGCCTCTACTCCAGTAACTGCACAAAAAACTATTAATGCTAAAGGTTTGGCTACTCATTATGTATTAGATGAAGATCTTACAGAAGATTCTGCAATTCTTTTGTTGCCAGCTATGCAAAAACAGATCGCTCAAGATCTCGCAGATGCTTTCGAAGATGCAATTATCAATGGTGATTCTGCTGGTACTCATCAAGATACTATTGCTAACTGGAATATTCGCGGTCGATGGGGATCTAGCGGTTTGGGAACATCTGCGGATCATCGTAAATTGTTTACAGGTCTTCGCGCTCAAGCTTTCGATCGTAGCAGTACTAAAGATATCTCTTCTCTTACCATCACAAAATTTTTAGAGATGGTAGCAGTAGCAGGAGAATTTGCGACTGCCTCTCGAGTATTGATCGCATCTCCAGAAGCTATTACTCAGCATGTATTGGGATTAGATCAATTGATCACTGTAGATAAATTTGGCCCTAATGCTACTATCTTGTCAGGTCAGATCGGATCTATCTTCGGTATTCCTGTTGTAATGTCTCGATTCTTGTCTGCAGACTTGAATGCATCAGGTATCTTCGATAACGTTACTACCACAAAAACAGGTCTATTATTGGCTAATACCGACTCTTGGAATGTTTTCGCTCGTAGAGGAATCCAAGTAGAGCAAGAGAAAGATATCAAAACTGGCGCTTATCACTTAGTAGCTACAGAACGTGTTACTTTTGATACTATGGATAGCGACTCTGCTAAAAACGTAGTATTCGGTTATAACCTATAATTTTTGAGATGATAACATGGCTCTAGTATCTGTTGCTACATTAAAAGAGTATCTGCCTGAACTCACGGGATCAGGAGCAGATACAGAGCTATCTAATCTTATCAATAGAGTAGAGAGTATTATTGGGAGGTTTCTAGGTTTTCCTCCTCCTGATAATGCTCTATCTGTTACTCTGGGATCGGCGATCTATACTGTATATGTAGATAGCCCATCATACACAAATAAAAACCTACTCCTGCTACCTATAAAGCCGATTATCTCTATAACATCTGTTTTTGCAGATGCTACTAGAGTATACGGAGCAGATACAGAGATAACATCTGCAGAATATGATATAGATAAAAAAGCTGGCAGACTTATATTAAAAGAGAATGTCGCTACTATCGGATTTTCTAGAGGATTTCAAGCAAATAAAGTTTATGGAACATTTGGATTTACGTCTGCAGATACGGATCTAATACATGCAGTGTGCGTATACTGCGCACATCTCCATAGAGCTAAATCCTCACAAGGGAAAAAGTCTCAAGGTATTAGAGATGCTACTACTACTTATGCAGATAATACAATGCCTCCTGAGGTTCGACAGGTTTTATATCCTCTTCGATCATCACTCATGATCATCTAGGAGTTATCATGGCTCTAGATATATCAGGACTATCTGCCCAGATGAGAGGGGCAAAAACTCGCCTCATAAACGAGGTAGAAAAGCAATTAAAGATCTCAGCTCTGAAGATGGAGGGCAGATCTAAGCAGGTAGCTTTTTCACGTTTTAATAATGTTACGGGTAGATTGAGACAATCTATAGCAGGTAGATATACTGTAGTAGATAATACTCCGACTGCGATATTGCAAGCAGGTGGACAGTTTGGAGGCAAGGATCTCTATTATGCTAGATATATAGAGTTTGGAACATCTAGAATAAAACCGAGATTATTTTTAGGCAGGTCAGTAGCAGAAGAAGAAGATCGCATTAAGCCTAAATTAAAAGATTTATTACACATTGCATTATTAGAGGGATAAAATGGCAGATAGCAGAATATGGCAAATTTTGAATGCGATAAAAACAAAGATCGCAGGATCTTTCCCTGCTGGCTATAGTGG